TTTCGGTGAGGCCACCACCACCGCGCTGCGGGCCCGCACAGAGGACGCATTTATTGCCCGTTACCGTCCGATGTATATCAGGCAGACAGGGCAGGCTACGGGGGCAGGTTGTATTGCCCGTGCGGACTTTGAAGCCCGACAACGGGCGGCGCGGACGGATGAAACCACCTATGTGGTGCAGGGCTGGCGACAGGGTAACGGTACGCTGTGGCAGCCCAACCAGCGGGTGATTGTCTTTGATCCGGTCTGTGGTTTCGACAATACCGAACTGCTTGTTTCGGAAGTCACGTTTACTCAGGACCAGAACGGCACCCTGACGGAAATCCGTGTCGGCCCGCCTGATGCTTATCTGCCTGAACCCGAAGCCCCCGGCGCGCGGAAAAAGAAAAAAGCCAGAGTACAGGAGGACCCGTTCTGATGAGGACGATTGAAGCCATGCAGCGACAACTCCTCGGCCTGATTGGGCGGGCCGTGGTGAAAAGCATCAGTGCCGCCACGAAATGTCAGACCGTGGATGTGTCCCTGATTGCCGGTGAACCCAAAGCCGGGGTTGAACATCTTGAACCCTATGGTTTTACCGCAAGGGCAAACAGCGGTGCGGAAGCGGTGGTGTTGTTTCCGGATGGCGACCGTTCTCATGCGGTGGTTGTTACGGTGTCGGACCGTCGCTACCGCCTGAAAGGGCTGCAGACGGGTGAGGTGGCTGTCTATGACGATCAGGGGCAGTCCGTGACGCTGACCCGGGAGGGGATCGTGGTGGACGGTGCAGGTAAAACGATCACGTTTCGCAATTCACCTAAAGCACGTTTTGAAATGGACCTGGAAGTGACCGGACAGGTGAAAGACCTGTGCGACTCCGGCGGCACCACCATGTCAGCGATGCGGCTTGCCTATAACGGGCATCGTCACAGAGAGAACGGTCAGGGCAGTAACACCGACAAACCGGATAAAGCGATGGAGGCATGATGGAACTGTGGCTGACGGTGAACGGTAAACGCACCTGCGCCAGCGCACCGCTGGATCCGCTGACCCGCGCCGTGGTGATTTCCCTGTTTACCTGGCGGCGGGCGGAGCCTGATGACAACGCCGACGTCCCGATGGGATGGTGGGGGGATACCTGGCCTGCGGTACAGAATGACCGTTACGGCTCCCGACTGTGGCTGCTTCAGCGCAGCAAACTGACCAATCAGCTGGTGCAGACGGTAAGGGGGTATATCCGCGAATGCCTGCAATGGATGATTGATGATGGCGTGGTGTCCCGTATTGATCTGGATATCCGCCGCACCGGGATTAATGAACTGGGTAACAGTATCACTCTCTGGCGTCGTGACGGACCGGTAATGATTTCTTTTGATGATCTGTGGAGTGCGATAACGCATGGCGGACAGTGAATTTCAGCGCCCGACGCTGGCAGAAAATATCAGTATGCTCCGTAACGATTTATTCGCCAGGCTGGACGTCAGCGACACGCTCCGGCGCATGGATGAAGACGTGCGGGCAAAGGTGTATGCGGCGGCGCTGCATACGGTTTACGGTTACATCGATTATCTGGCAATGAACATGCTGCCTGACCTGTGCGATGAGTCCTGGCTGGCGCGACATGCTGCGATGAAACGGTGTCCGCGCAAGGGGGCCACGGCTGCCAGCGGGTATATGCGCTGGGAAGGTGTCAGCGATGGCCTGAAGGTGACCGCCGGGAGTGTTATTCAGCGCGATGACCTGGTTCAGTACACGGCAACTGCCGATGCAACCAGCTCCGGTGGTGTCCTGCGCGTGCCGATCGCCTGCTCAAGTTCAGGCGCGGTCGGTAACGCTGACGACGGTACGTCATTAATCCTGGTCACGCCGGTGAATGGTCTGCCGTCTTCCGGTGTAGCTGACACCCTGACAGGCGGATTTGATACTGAAGATCTGGAAACGTGGCGCGCCCGCATCATTGAGCGGTATTACTGGACGCCGCAGGGCGGGGCTGACGTGGACTATGTCGTCTGGGCTAAAGAAGTGCCCGGCATTACCCGCGCATGGACATACCGTCACTGGATGGGAACGGGAACTGTCGGTGTGATGATTGCCAGCAGTGACCTGATTAATCCCATTCCGGAAGAATCAACGGAAACGGCGGCAAGACAACACATTGAGCCACTGGCCCCGGTGGCAGGCTCTGATTTGTATGTATTCAGGCCGGTGGCGCATAAAGTGGATTTTCATATCCGCGTGACGCCGGACACACCGGAAATACGGGCTGCCATCACCGCAGAGTTGCGTTCGTTCCTGCTGCGTGATGGTTATCCTCAGGGAGAACTGAAGGTATCGCGTATCAGTGAGGCGATTTCCGGTGCGAACGGGGAATACAGCCATCAGTTGCTTGCCCCGGCGGACAATATCTCCATTGCAAAAAATGAACTGGCGGTTCTGGGGACGATTTCATGGACGTGACAAACGATGATTACATCCGCCTGTTATCGGCACTGTTGCCGCCCGGTCCTGCATGGTCAGCCAGCGATCCGGCGATTGCCGGTGCGGCACCTTCATTAACCCGCGTTCATCAGCGTGCGGATGCCCTGATGCGGGAGCTGGATCCGCGCACCACCACTGAACTGATAAACCGCTGGGAGCGTCTGTGCGGTCTGCCGGATGAATGTATTCCCGCAGGGACACAGACCCTTCGCCAGCGTCAGCAACGGCTGGATGCGAAGGTTAATCTGGCGGGCGGCATCAATGAGGATTTTTACCTTGCACAGCTTGCTGCCCTGGGCAGACCAGACGCCACTATCACGCGATACGATAAAAGCACGTTCACCTGCTCATCGGCCTGTACTGACGCGGTGAATGCGCCGGAATGGCGGTATTACTGGCAGATCAACATGCCAGCCGCCACCAACACCACCTGGATGACATGTGGCGATCCCTGTGATTCCGCGCTGCGTATCTGGGGTGACACCGTTGTCGAGTGTGTGCTTAACAAACTCTGCCCGTCGCATACCTACGTAATTTTTAAATATCCGGAGTAATCCATGCATCGTATAGACACGAAAACCGCGCAGAAGGATAAGTTCGGCGCGGGTAAGAACGGTTTTACCCGTGGTAACCCCCAGACTGGCACGCCTGCCACCGATCTGGATGATGACTACTTTGACATGTTGCAGGAAGAACTTTGTAGCGTTGTTGAGGCATCCGGTGCCAGTCTGGAGAAGGCGCGGCACGACCAGCTGCTTACCGCGCTTCGTGCGCTGCTGTTAAGCCGCAAGAATCCGTTTGGTGATATCAAATCGGATGGCACGGTGAAAACGGCTCTCGAAAACCTTGGTTTATCAGACGTTTTACATAAGGGAAATTTTGGTGTCGGGAGTAGGCTGCAAGGTAGTGCAGCCGGGAATAGCCATGTCGGTGGATTCATGTATGAACCATATCAGGCGAACAATCTTTACCCGCTAAGTGTGGCTTTAATGCAGGCAGCAGGCCCGACATCGACAGAATGGGCGCAGCTGGCTGTTTCATATGGTGGGGCATTCAGAGCTTTCCTTGGGCGACAGACTTATAATGGAAATCCTGAAATCAGTGAGTTGTACCATGACCAGCGTAAGCCGTCTGCGTCGGATGTTGGTGCCCAACCTCTGAATGCAACTCTCACCACTCTTAGTGGAAAAGATGCGGCAGGATTAAGGAGCGTCCTAGGGCTTGGAACAACAGCCACAAGAAACGTAGGTACGGGAGCGTCACAAATACCTGATATGAGTTCGTTTTTAAGCGGATCTACAGCATCAGCTTTTTGGTACAAACTTCCTGGTGGCATGGTGGTGATGGGGGGTAATGCATCTGGAATCGCCTCTGGAACTGCAGGTAATGAGGTCTTCTTCCCAATACCATTCCCAAATGCTTGCTCAAGCGTTGTCGTGACATTAGTCAGCAACGGGTTATATGCCGACACAGTCTCGTTTAATACATATATCCCTGGAACTGACCGTTTTAACATTTATACGAATACAAGCGGCACGTATACTATTTACTACATGGCTTTTGGGAGTTGATATGAACAATTATGTATGGTCTGCATCACATGTTTCATTTTTTCCAAAATCCATGCTGCCAGATTATGAATCTGCTGGATGGAATCTTTCCGATGTGGTGGATGTTGTTGATGACATTTTTCAAACATACAGATCAATGCCACCAGAAGGTAAAATTCTTGGGGTTGTTGATGGGATGCCTGAATGGATTGACAAGCCGCCAGTGCCAAATAGCGTGTTGCTTTCAGACGAACTTGCGCGGCTTGCATCAGAATATAAAAATGACAGAGTTCAATTGAATGACGCATACGTTGCGGCAATGGTAAGCGATAGTCCATCAGAGCAAACTAAGCAGCAGGCGGTAAGGGATCAAATTATTCAAAGAAAATCTCAGTACACAGCAGACATAGCTGCAGCAAAATTAAAATATCCCATTTAAGGTGGACATCATGGAAACACAATCAAACGAAGAACAAAAACAGAGCCAGCAACAGCAGGATTCTACCGTAAAATTCTGTCCGATATGTGGCTCAACAATGCATCAGCAAGATTATCTGAATGGGAAATGGTGGTTTTGTGATGATGAAGAATGCGGTTTTTTTGAGCCCGTCTAAAGTATTTGTTTGCAGGAATTAAAGCCCTCTCTGGAGGGCTCATATTTATTTTGCGTATTTCTTTCTAAACCCAAGAAATGGCTTTTCAATCAACTCAAAACATATCTTAGAAAAGATAAGAATTGCAGGTAGTAAAATCAAAAAATTAATGACAGCATTAACATTATCATTGTCGATAAACCTCGGAATTCCAAATGTTTTATGGAATGAGTAAAGAACCACACCATGCAATATGTATTCAGAAAAGCTTACCTCACCAAGTTTAGATAATCCATTATCTATAATGGCAGGTGTTTTTATGCTTGACGATAAGTAAGCAAATACAAAAATACCCCACATGCAAGCCTCCAGATATGATAAAGAAGTTACATATGGTGTTGGAATGTACCATAAACCCTCAGATCTAAGTGTTAAAAGAGAAAAGAAGACAATTGCAGAACTGGCGATGATAAAGATCGGATTAGCGAATTTATCCTTATGGTTTATATATAGATATCCAAACACCATCCCAATTAATAGCTGGTCAAATCGACCAAGCATTGTTAAGTAGTAATAATGATTGTTCAGATATGAATCCGACCCTAATTCCCCACCATAGATTGCAACGATCATGGTTCTCCAGGCAAGCCAAAAAAGAGACAGATACACAATATACTTCACACCATATCTGTTAAGAAAAAGAGCTAGGAAAGGAAATATTAAGTAAAATTGAAATTCTACTGCTATAGTCCACGTTTGCCCGAAATGAGCCAGCAACGGTGATGTTTGCAAATTCGAGAAAAGGAACAAGGATAAAGCATCAGAAAATGTGGCAGTACCTCTAGATAGAGACATGGCGGTAATCCATGCTCCAGAAAGGAGTGGGAAGATGCGAATAAATCTATTGAAGATAAAAGACTTATAAGAAATTGAAAATCCTCCGGCATAGCCGGAGGATTTTTGTTAAAGGGTAAAGTCTATTTGATAATATCTTTTAGAAGGCGTTGTTGAGTCAAATGCTCCAAATGAAGCGTTTTTGATATACCATGATGGCATGTAGTTCAATTTCGCATAAAGGAACACCCTATCATTTACATAAGCGTAATTTGGCTCGAAATCAAAATTGTGATAATTATCAAATATATCCATCACATGGAAAAGGAAACGTTGATTAGGCTGTTCAGATAGCCTTTCTTCATGCGTTATTTCAAATAAAAACACAGTCTCCAAACAATATTTATCAGTATACATATAAATACCTTTCAAGCCTTTCTTGGTAAACATGTTACTGCTGTCGTGAATTTTATATTTATTATTATCTATAACAGAATAATCAAATATTGTGCCATATCCTATAATGTTTTTTTTATTGTAGTATTTGGACATGGCATCAAAGTTTGTCCATGTGTCAAACATATATGTTGAACTTGGCATTGCTTTGAAATAAAACTCAGGTATTAATGTTTCTTTTTCATTACTATCATTTTCTTGTATTAATTTAATTCGAATTGAGTTTTGTAAATTAATCGAATGATAAGCGGATATTACCGATATAGACTCAACAATAAAAGTCAAGAACATCATAGAGTAAAAAACTCTAATAAAATTAGTGCTTAAAATATCATTACGAATAAAGTTTAATGAATATGCGATAGACATTAAACAAAATACAAATGATGGTGTTTTCGCTCTATCAGGGAATGCTGGAGAAAACACCATAACAAAAGAGCAGCCTAAAGAAGCCAATAAAAGCACTATGGATATTAAAAAATCAGTAGGCTTGCCATCTTTTGTAATTAGATTCGATTTTTGAATGCGTATACATAATAAAATTGATACTATAGCTATACTATAAGCTAGTTTAGATGATTTAAAGACTTCGGGCATTCTATGAAAAAAATGCAAGTCAATTTTTTCTATTAAAGAAAGTGAGCGCCAGTCTGCGAATGATGGATCCATCATCCTCGACTCATTTCCTGGTGTTGCCAATAAAAAAACAGCACCTGTTATTACTAAAATAAAAATAGGCAAAAGCCTTAAATCATTCTTTTTTATTATTACTAGTAAGTATAAATAACAAAGTAAGATTATACCAATCAAAGTTAAGCTTGCATTTTCATTTGTACATCCTGCTAGTAATGATGCAGGATAAACAACAGGATTGATTTTTTTATTTTGTATGTAACCAATTACTTCTTTAGCTACAAAAACATATAAAACGGAAGTCCATAAATAGTTTGCACTACCAACAATCCATAAATTTGATTGTCCAAAGCTTGGATGAGAAAGAAAAAAAATAATCGAAATAAAAGATAATATATACCAGCTTTTTACGGTGTTGTCAAATTTTGAAATTAAATGCAAAAGCAAGAAAACACCAAATGTTTGAATTGCTGCTATAACAATTTTATTATTCACCAACAACAATGTTGGACTTATAAAATCAGCAACAATTCTTCCACTCCATGTTAGATAATGATGCAAGTGCGCATCAAAATTGAATCCAATAATTGCATAGCCATAATCATCTGACTGGAGAGGTGTGTAGTAATTCAAAGTGTAAACTACAGCAAGAAATGTTGCGCATACAAAAAAATAAATATATTTATTTAATTTTGGATATTTCACTTATCACCTCTGTGCTTTAAGATGTATTTTGGTCTTTTCTTGGTCTCTATATATATTCTACCAATATATTCACCTAAAAAACCTATACCGATTAACTGAACACCGCCAAGGAATAATATCGAAACAAGTAAAGAAGGATACCCCCTTACAGGATTACCAAAGGCGATTGTATCAATGATCATCCATGCACCATAAAAGAATGAAAAACTAGCCACGACAAGTCCGATATAGGTCCACATTCTTAAAGGGAATGTTGAAAAGCTGGTAATGCCCTCAAGCGCTAGGTTCCATAGTTTCCAACCATTAAATTTTGTGCTACCAGCGACACGTTCTGCGCGAACATACTCAACAACATCGGTGCGACCACCTACCCAACTCAATACACCTTTCATGAAAAGATTCCGCTCAGGTAGCAGCTTAATGTTCTCAACCACCTCTCGTGACATAAGACGGAAGTCACCGACATTCTCTTCGATCTGAGGGGTGCTGATTTTGTTATGTAGTTTATAGAACCACTCAGCCGTCTTACGCTTAAGGCGCCCATCAGTAGAGCGATCAGCGCGCTTGGCAAGCACCATGTCCGCGCCTGCCTGCCACTTCTCAATCAGATGAGGTATAACTTCAATCGGATCTTGTAAGTCGACATCGATCGGTATAATCGCTTCGCCGGTTGCGTGATCAAGTCCGGCGAATAGAGCAGGTTCTTTACCAAAGTTGCGTGTAAATGACAATGGAACAACTAGCGGGTCTGAAATAGCAAGAGCGTTAATAATTGATTCCGTGGCATCTTTGCTTCCGTCATTTATGAAAATAATTTCTACTTCATATGGCTTCAACTCTTCGAATTCACGTACCGTTTTATAAAAAATTGGTATCGTATCTTCTTCATTGAAGACAGGAACGACCAGAGATATCTTCATTTTGCATCCCTAAATACAATGAACTTTGAATAGACGAAACCGCACACCAGGCTGATGGCGGAAAAGGTAATAAGTGTGATAAACGGAGGAAGGGAGCATTTGTCAGCAGCCCAACCTACAGTCGCACTCAACATTCCCATGAATCCAACGTATAACATGTAGCGCATCGTTGTAGTTGATGCTTTGAATGTGAATCTTGCATTCGCGAAGAAGCTAAAACTCACAGCCACAACGAACCCGGCTAAGTTTGCAAGGGTTTGATTGGTATGCGCGGCGTAGATACATACACCAAAAACCACCCAGTGTATAAGTGTGTTCAGTACACCAATCGAGGTATACCTCGCGAATAGCTTTAACATTTCTTCTATCAGCTAATAATCAAAGGCATGAAGTCTATCATCCAAGTCTCAATTGATCGAGACTTGCTGTAATCACTGAAACACACAAAGCCTTGCACTGGATTGCAAGGCTTTGTGTCATCCGATAGTTAAGGTGGATCACTCCACCTTTTCATCAAGCCAGTCCGCCCACCACTGCATCATTTCTCTTCGCTTGTCGAGATACTGAGCATGGTTGTAAATTCCACGTACAGATCCGCCATTGGCATGTGCCAGTTGCATTTCAATAGCGTCAGCAGGCCATTCGTGCTCGTTCATAATCGTGCTGAATTCATGCCTGAATCCGTGACCGCTTTCCAGACCTTCATAGCCGATTTGTTTGATCACAAGCAGTACCGCATTCTCGCAGATTGGCTTCTTCTTATCGTTGCGCCCGGCAAAAACAAACTCTGATACTGGCTTGGTGATTGAGCTTAGCGTAGTGAGAAGTTCAACTACCTGGTCTGATATAGGAACAACATGAATCTTGCGGCCCTTCATCACACTGGCGTCGATAGTGATAATCCTGTTTTCAAAATCGACGTTCTTCCATTGCATGGAACGAAGCTCTTTCGTTCTTAGGGCTGTGTAGCGTAAAACTTTGGTCGCAATGAGCGATACGATACTTCCTGAAAATGTTGCAAGTGCTTTGTTGAATTCCGGGATCTGGTCGGCAGGTAAAAACGGGAAGTTCTTCTTGCGGTATCCCTTCATGGCGTCAGCAAGGTCAGGTGCCGGGTTATATTTAGCCCTACCAGTGACAATAGCGTAACGGAAAACCTCGCCGCATCTTCTGCGGGCTTTGTTGGCTCGCTCCATTGCACCGCGATCTTCAAATCTGCGGATTACTTCCAGCAGTTGCATCGGCTCAATATCCTGAATTTCAAGGCTGCCGATGATAGGTAAAATGTCGTCATCAAACATTTTTGCAAGTTCAGTTGCATAGCCTACTGACCAGACTTGCTTCTTGTGCTCGTACCATTCCTTGTATATTGCACTAAAGGAATTGTTGTTAGACGAAGCCTTTTTCGCCTTTACCGGATCGATACCAACCGAGATGTCTTTCCTCGCAGTCCATGCCTTATCCCTTGCCTCCTGCAAAGTCATTAGCGGATATTTTCCTACGGTCAGGATTTTCTCCTTACCGTCAATCTTGTAGCGAAGCTGCCATACCTTTTTCCCTGACACAGGGACATAAAGGTACAGGCCATTACCATCGAGAAGGCGGTATGGTTTTTCTTTCGGCTTTGCTGCTTCAATCTGCTTAACGGTGAGCATGGGTAAAAATCCGGTGGGTAAAATTATTTTATCCACTTTTTACCCGTCATGGAGTGCGGCTGTCAACGATCTGAAGCGAACCATGACAAACTGTGAATCTACGGAAGGCTTGATATTTAGGGGGTTTTGCGGACTGGTACGGATGGGAGCGAACTGATAAATGGTGTCCCCTGCAGGAATCGAACCTGCAATTAGCCCTTAGGAGGGGCTCGTT